GAGACTTTTTCTGCTTTTTACAACCTCACCTCAACATCAATGCCGTTCATAAAATGGAACTCCAAGCACTCATCTGCGTACACGATCACGTGGTCGACGGTGGCGTGCCAGAGGGCGGGGTTGAACTGAAGTTGGAGGGTGTCAAGTTCAGTGATGGCGAAAAGGAATCCGCTCATAACGTCTGCCTGGATGAGTCTGCGGTCACGTTTTTTCTGCAAGGTGTCATAGCGGTTTTGTGCCTTTTCGTGGCGCTCCACCAAAGCGTTATAACGATTGATGTATTCTTCCTGGTCGATAGCCTTTACCGCATTTTCGTTGATGCACTTTTGGATAAGGCCTGCAACCACATCCATCTCCTGAAGTAGTTCCTCGCATTCGGTATCAATCGCAGCGGTGTCCATCAGTTCGTGACGGATGAGCCTGCCGTCCTCAAGGAGTGCCTCTCGATCCACAAGCAACTTGCTTAACGCTACCACGAACAGTTCTTTGATGTCATCCTCATATAAATGCGGTGTGGTGCAAATAGTATCGCCTTTGAATTTGGCGTTGCATTGCCATATGGTTCGGCGGTATTTACTGTTTGAGTGCCACACCTTTGAGCCGAAGAACTCACCGCAATCTCCGCAGATGAGTTTCCCGGCAAAAGGACTTGTGGAAAAAGTGCGTCTGCCGCTATCCTTTCTGCGTTTCAGCTCCAACTGAACCCGCTCCCATTCTTCCGGTGCGATGATGGCCGGATGGCTGTGTTCCACATAATACTGCGGAACTTCACCCTCATTGACCTTCATCTTTTTCTGCAGGAAATCCACGGTGTATTTCTTTTGCAAAAGTGCCGAGCCTTTGTATTTCTCGTTTTGAAGAATGCTCTCAATCGTGTGCCGTTGCCATACTGTTTTCCCGGAAGGCGTGGGTACACCGCTTTCTGTCAAGTGTTTTGCAATAGATCCTGCCGACATACCTTCCACAAACATTCGGTAAATGCTACGAACGATTTCTGCTTCTTCGGGAACAATTTCGGGCAGGCCGTCTGCACCTTTTCTGTACCCCAGGAACTGTTTGTACGGCATATTGACCTTGCCGTCAGCAAAGCGTTTGCGTTGTCCCCAGGTTACGTTCTCGGAAATGGAACGGCTCTCTTCCTGGGCGAGGGATGACATTATGGTTATCAGCAACTCGCCCTTGGAATCCATCGTCCATATGTTTTCCTTTTCAAAATATACCTCAACGCCTTTGTCCTTTAGCTTTCGGACGGTAGTGAGGCTGTCCACGGTATTACGGGCAAAGCGACTTACGCTCTTGGTTACGATGAGGTCGATTGTGCCATCAAGGGCGTCGGCTATCATTCTGTTAAAGCCGTCACGCTTTTTGGTGTTGAGTGCGGATATACCTTCGTCGGTATAGACCTCAACAAACTCCCACTCGGGACGGCTTTTGATGTAATTGGTGTAGTAATCCACCTGCGCCTCATAGCTTGTAAACTGCTCATCACTGTCGGTGGATACACGGGCATAACCTGCGACCTTACGTTTTGCTTTTGAGGTTGTGGGAATTCCCGTATGCAAATTTCGTGTGGCGGGTATTACAGTTACGTTTTTAGCTGTTGCCATTTTGCTTACTCCTTTCTTTTGTTTTCTTACCGACCGCTGCCCTCATCTCGGGAGTCCAACTTTCCGAGCGTGAGCGGTCTTTCCATCGTTTAACGATTGTTTCTCCGTTTCCAAGGGAGAATATCAAGGTGTTATCTTTGTCGGCTGTAATTGCCGTTATTTTACTGAAATCGTCAATCTCAGCTGCAAGTGCCATCAAAGTCGGTTCGGGGATGGCTTTTGACGGGCAGGCTTTTTTGCCAAGGGTATTGTAGGTGGCGCATATCCATACGGGGCCCGTTTTTGTCACCTTTCTGCGGTAGTGCTTTCTGCATCCGGCGCAGGTGATAAGTCCCGTAAAAGGATATTCTGTTTTCGTTTGTGGCTTTGAGAACCGCTCCGCCCGTCTTGCCATCTCCAGTTGTACCAAGTTATAGGTGCCGATATCTATGATCGGCTCGTGGGTGTTCTCTGCGTGGTACTGCGGAAGTTCTCCGTGATTAACAAGAGTGCGTTTTGTAAGGTGGTTCTCACGAAATTTGGTTTGAAGCAGAAGGTTACCCGTATAAGCGTAGTTGCGAAGGATTCTGCTCACAGCACTTTGGTGCCAGGTGCAGCCTTGCTGCGTGAGAGCCCCTTCTTCGTTGAGCCGTTTCATAATGGCGGCAACACCCTTTCCGTCAAGGTAGTCACGAAAGATGGAGCGAACCACCTCTGCCTCCTCGGGAACGATGATGTATTTCTCACCATCGTAGCGGTAACCCATCATAAAACCTCGCCAGGGTTTTCCGTTTTGAAACTGTTGTCGCACCCGCCATTTTTGATTCTCGCTGGCAGAGAGGCTTTCCTCCTGGGCATAGCTTGCGAGGATGGTCAGCATCAGCTCACCGTCCGAGGTTGCCGAATGTATATTTTGCTCTTCAAAGTAAACATCCACACCCAGGTTCTTTAGTTCCCTTACGGTTTCGAGTAAGGTCAGCGTATTCCTTGCGAAGCGCGAAACGGACTTGGTTAAAATCATATCTACCTTTCCGTTTCGGCAATCCGCAAGGAGCCTTTGAAAGTTTTCTCGGTTATCTTTTGTGCCGGTTAAAGCTTCATCGGCGTATACACCTGCGTACTCCCATCCGCCGTGGTTCTGTATCAATTTGCTGTAATAACTTACCTGGGCAGAAAGTGAGTGGAGCATCGCATCCTTGCCGGAGGAGACTCTGGCGTAAGCAGCCACCCGTTTTGCTCTCGGCAATTCCGTTTTGGCAAAACGAGTCTGTGTAACGATCCTTTCCAATACATTTACCTCCTTTGTATCAATTAAGGTCACTACATATTCGCTCTAAACGGCGGATATATCAAGCGGATTCCGCAAATATACTACCCGAAGATAATCCGTATTTACGGGACAGCATTGTCGATAACTTACAATATTCTTTCTCGGTAAATGTTCCGTCTTCAGCAAGGCTTTTGAGCAGAGCCAGGGAGGTTCGGTACAGCATCATATTTTTGGCTGCGTATTTATCCTGCTTGTCTTGACGCAACGTAGCAGGCACGGCTGCAGTATTTTCGGTTTTTGTTGCCATAGCTCTCAAACTCCTTTCCGCAGTATTCGCAGGTAAGATTGTAATAGGCTTTGCGATTCACCGAGTCTCGGTGGGTGTTCCACCACAGCATTCGGCAAGCATCCGAACAGAATTTTTTCTCTCGACGTTTTTCTGTTTGAAGCACGGGTTTACCGCAGTTCTTGCAGAGCTTGGTGTTCGGTATCTCCGGGTATCTGTGAATGTGAGCACGGACGGTCCCGGCAGATAAACCTAAAGTGGCGGCAATCACGGAAGGGCTATGCCCCTCAAGCCGCATATTATTAATGGCAATTTTGTTTTGTAGTGTCATGGCATATCTCCTTCCTATGACTACAAGAGTAAGGGAGAGCGACCCGAAAGCCGCCCTCCCACACAACCTTATTCCTTGTCACTCTTGACCTTAAGCATCTTTATTGCTTCGGGAAGAACGAGTTTTGCATCAACGCGCTCGGTGGTGATAAATGCAACCTGCCCGTGATCAGCGTAACGCTCTACCAGGCGTTTAATGACTCTCTTGCCTCGGTCACCGATCCAGTAGTAACTGAAGTCACCGAACATTACCGGAATGCTACCGGGGGTGACGTCATCCATATGGTTACAAATATAGACGGGATAGCCGAACAGTTTCATAGGCATTTCCTCTTCAAGTCCGTTACTCCAGATAGGATTACCACGATAATGGCGCAGCTGTCCAAGTCTGCAATATGCATCGTTGGACATAACCCACACCGCATTTTTGCGATAAGGCTCTGCCAAAGAAAACTCCATATCGACCAAGTCATCTGCACTGATTTTGCCTTTCTCATCCGTGACCTTACCAATAGAAGCCTGGTGAATAATACCGAGAGGCTTTCCGTTTCCGTCTCCTCGGATAAAGGCAGATTCCTCGGCATTGCCGATTCGGTGAGCAAAGGCTTCCTCGATATATTTTTTAAGGTCAACGCCACAGTCCTCAAGCAGCTCATCAGAAACGAGAATAGAGCTGCCGAGCTTATACGCATCGATCTCGATTTCACCGAATTCTGCTTCACAAAACGTGTATGGCTCGTTTTCCGGCATCCAGCTTGCGTTTTCACCGCCTAAAGAAACGGGAATGGTCAGTTTCTGCGTTGTGGGAATGACGGTGGCGATTTGACGAAGGACGTTCTTTTGCTTTAATGCCTGCACAAGCCTATCGTCATAAGTATCGGGAACAAGGTAGCCGCCCGAGCCGTCACTACCTTCCTTTAGTGTATTTTGGGGCATACCGGTGTGCATGGTTTCCCAGAAAGCGGTATTGTATGCCTTGGCCTTTTTCTTGGCTTCGGCAGTATTATTTGTCTGCTTTTCAACAGTATTGCCGGACAATTCGTCCAGACGGGATTTAAGTTCTTCATAGGTTCTTGCTGTTTTCATATGGTTAATTCCTCCATTATTTTTGATTAGTTGATGTTGGGGTTAATACCCCGTTTGATTTTGCGATTTTTTACGTGACGCCCCACGCCCGTTGCATAAGTAAAAAGCTGTGGGGATTTCGATACCCCCCAGGGGGGCTAAATCTCTACGACTATAACTCCGGGCAACGGCCCAGGGGTCGTGTGCAAAAATTCGCATAAGTTTTAAAGGGAATAGCTCCCGAAGGTATCTGCATCAAACCTGCGGACGTTCGTACCTGAGTTCGCCGAGGTTCTTTTCCGTGGCGGCACCGGTGCGGCAAAGCTCACAAGTGTAATCGTAGAGTCTGCTTATCACATTACCGATTTCCGCGAATGGCACTTCCTTTATACACGTAACCGTGAACGCACTCCCGTACCACAAAAAGATGACAGCTTTTCTACGCTTGCTTGTGGTGTGTGTTCCGCTGACTTCTACATTAAATCCATTGCCAAAGTCACGGTAAATGCATCGTTCTCCGTCAACGCGAAGAATACGACACCCGTTGCCGATTTCACGGCAGAGTTTATCCTGGGCATAATCCTTTTTGGTTTTATACATACTTACACCTCCTTCCGTTGTTTTTTCCTTTTGTCCTTTTTTGTCACACATATCATAACAACGCACTATAAAACATCACCGAAGGAGTTCTTGAAACGGGCGTTGCAATACTCAAAAATTTGGCTGAAGTTGTCGAATGTTTTACTTTGGTTTTCATATATCAAATGCCACCTTGGATCGGTGGGATAATTGCCGTATGCCACGGTGACACTACCTTCTTTCAGCGGTATGACCTTTACTGCGGTGTACCGCTTTTCATCAATGTCTGCCATATCCTTTTCTCCTTCCAATATTTATGTCCTTTTTGTCACGCTGTCCGTATGCGTGGGAATGTGGGTAAACATCCGTATATAGAAAGCAGTAGTTTAACGATTACTTTTTCTATATTTTTCTTTATTCCATACCCTTGGGGACATAGGGACATAAAGGACAAAACTCGTTTACGATGCCTTTTCATAAAGATAAGGATTGACAAGATAGGTTTGACCCGTAGGTCTGCCTTTGCCGGATTGTACATCGCTCGTTTTAGGGGCAATGTATCCGTATTCGGTCAAGTGGTTCAGTACCGGTTGTACTTCATCGGCTGTTTTGAAACTGCGGCAGAGTCGCATAATGTCACGGCGGGTAAACTCTGTAAGACCGCTTTTGCAAATGGCCTCCAGCATATACTCACTTTGTTTCACCAAGGCATCCGCTCCCATAAGGGAGAATGCCGCCGAGGAATGTTCGGTATAATACCTTCCGATTGTAATAGCATTTGCCATTGTGGTTTCATCTACCACCAAGGGTTCGGCAGATTTCAGAAATCCGTTACTGCGGTAAACCGAGGCACGACATAAAATACCCGCAATGCGAAGAACCGCGCCCACAAGCTTACCTGCCCAATCTGCCATATCTGCATATTCGGTCTTCAGTTTGCTTTCTATCTCATAGGAGAAGGCTTCAAGCATTTCATCCGCTTCCGGGGTTAAGGTAATCTCTTCAGGAGTTTCACCTTGTTCTTCTTCCAAGAGATTTTGAACAAGCAGATCGTACTGTCTTGCTATATCGGCAGGAATCGGCTCGGTGCGGTAGCGGCGTTTACCGACTATGGATTTCGGCATACAGTAGAGAAATCTTGCTGTAAGGCCTCTGCCGCGGAAAGTGCCGTTTTGCATCATCCCCGACAGCACATTCGGCTGTACCGTAAGCAGAACCGTCAGCGCAGGATTCATAATACTTTCGCTGTTTCTGCCGATACGGTCCACACGGATACTGTCGCCGGAGTGACCCTTGAGCATAACGTCGATATTGACATTTTTGCTGTAAATACCCGAGAGCATATCGAAGATACCGCCCTCCGCTGATACGATGGCTGCCTTACCGCCACCGTCTGCCAAAACAGCGGTGAGCTTCTCTGTGGTAACGTCATCTACATATAATCGAAGGGGTGTCCTTTCCTTATATGTGGCAAGCTGCTGTGCCAGCTGTTCCAGTTCGCCGTCCTCGATTTTACCTTTGGCGGCTTTATCCTCCAAGGTGCGTTGCCGACGTTCCAAGATTCTCTTATTCATTTTGCTTGTTTCAAGTTCGGCTGCGTTTTGTCGGTTGTAATCCGCTTCAAAGGCATTTACGGGACGGGTCATCAAGCTGATAACGGCACTCTTTCTTTCCGAAGGCTCTGCTACCACAACCACAAACAGATTCAGCGGTTCTGTCCAATCCGCTTTGCCGCGAATACGAAATTTGCCTTGTTCGCAAAGAGCGAGAATGGCAAGTGCCGCCGAGGCACTCATATCCACGGGGGTCTGTGTGCTTTCCGCTACCGCTGTAACATAATCACGAATAACCTTCGGCAAAGTCTCTGTCGGGAATGACGGCAGATTGGCTTTTTCAAAAGGTATCGGTATTTCCCACTTTATCGGTAAGTGAGCGTTGTACTCCTCGGGAGCAACGTAACCCGGCTGAGAGCATACCTTTTTATAAAACTTCCTGGCACTCTGCCATATGGTTTCAAGCTCACCATCTTCGAGAGGTGGGGTGCAAGATTCGGCTCGTTCAAGAAATTTACTGTGAGCCTCGTCTGTATCTCCGAGTCGTTTAAGTAACTTGCCTGCGAAAAGGGACATCGTGTTATTACGGTTGCCTTCGGAAATGGTTTCACCCAGCTCGGCAAACGCCCGCTCCGCAACCTCTTCTTCAATGAATGCGGTTAAGGTAGTGTTACCTTCAAAGAAAGTCACCTCGGTATCGGGATTACCGAAAAAGAACCTGGCGGCATCCAAAGCGTTATCATCGAAAAAGGGATACATCTGCTGTACCGACTTCATAAAAGCGGTGTATTCGGCAGGGTCTGTAATAGGTTCGATTGCGAAGATGATGTGAAATCTGGGGCGTGGTGATTTGTTTCCTTTCTGTTTCATATGGTGTCGGCTGGTACTGACCACAAACGAAACATCGGGAAACAGCCGTGCGATATCCTCCGGAGAGATCCACTTTGCAGTATCTTCAGTGAAATCGTTATCGCAATCAAAAACAGCGGTAACGGTTTCTTCAAAGTTCTTGCCGGTTCGGTAGTTGCCTTTAAAACGGATGAATACGTGGTCCCAAGCCATACAGCGTTTCAGTGCTTCGGGAGCGGATGCCGTTCCCTTATGGGGATACTGACAGTTTTGTGGGTTGCCGCACACGTCGGCATAATACACGGTGATACTGTTTTTCATCAATTATCACCGCTTTCGGATTTTGATCGGAGCCAAGCCTTAAAACCTTCAACCGGAATCAAGATGCGAGTGCCGATACGGAGCGTTGGAAACCTGGGTTCTTTCACAAGCTCATATGCCTTTGGGAGGCTGATACCCATGTGAGCGGATAACTCCTGAACGCTCATTGTTGATTTTTCCATACTGATTTAACTCCTTCCTTTAATATTGGTTTTCCACCACCTACATCGCAGAACCAAGTCGTCTCTCCCTTGGTGGTTCGGCTACTGACCTGCGCTCCGGTATTACCATCGTGGCACTGTGTCGGCAGTATATCTGCGTGGGTGGGATTCAGTTGTCAAGGAACGCCGAAACTCACTAACTGTGAGATTTCATTTTATATGATACAACATTTAGTTATCTCTGTCAATAGCAAATCTCACACTTTGTTAAAATATTTTTTCGTATTGTATCTTATTTAGTGAGAAAACCATTGACAAAACTCACAGATGGTGGTATTATTGATACATCGGAGGTGCAAAATTATGTTTGCTGAAAGATTAAAAGAGTTACGAAAAGATAAAAACATGACCCAAGTGCAGCTTGCAGATGCATTGGGCGTTTCTAAAGGAACCGTCGCAATGTGGGAGATCGGTAAGCGAGAACCGAACTTTGAAACATTAAATCGCCTTTCCGATATTTTTGATAAACGCATCGATTATATTTTGGGAAACTCCAATGATGCATCCTCTCCTCGTTTTACCGAAGAAGACATTGATCAGCTCGGTCGTTGGGAAGTAGAGGATCAATTCAGAGAAATTATAATGGCTTATCTTTCCCTTGATGAATATGGAAAAACGGCTGTTGAGAGCCTCATAAAAGCAGAAAAACTCCGCTGTCATGAACAGCAGAGTATCTGTAACACGGAAGATATCGTTTTAAGTATTCGTATAAATAAAGGAAAGTAATGGAGGGACAGGCTATGGCAACAAAGGCTGTAAGTATAATATTGACGGATGGTACTCTAAATGGAGTTATCGCAATGCAAATAGTAAACGGCAGTACCGAGCTTTCCGCTGCTCCAAGAGAATCCGTTTCCGATTTGATTGATAGCGTGGGAAGTAAATATGGTGTTTATCTATTGCTTTCTGATGATAAGGTTTATGTTGGACAGGCATCAGATTTATCAAGACGCATCAAAAATCATACTACCGGAAAAGATTGGTGGAATCGTGCAGTTGTCATTACAACTTCTGATGATAGTTTGACACATACCGATATAGATTATATGGAGGCAAAATTCATTTCCAAGGCGCAAAAGAACAACACTTTGGATTGTGATAATAAGACAGGCGGCAATGCAACAAAAGTAAGTAATATGCAGAAAATTAAACTTGACCAACATATTGAAGAGTCAATTTTGCTTCTCGAAATTATTGGCATTACTGTATTGAGCGAAGTTACGAATAAGAACATTGGCAAAAAATCTATTCTTGCACCCAATCCCGAAGTAGCTCCCCGCGTTCCTGCGGTTGAAACAGTAAAAACTAATCTGTATGAAGAACTTATGGAATGTGACCGAAACAACAAACCAAAGCAAAAGAAGAAGGTTACCTTAAAATTCTTAAGTCAGCAAGGACTTGTTTTCGGCAACTGTTTAACCTACGCAGGTTCTCAAAAAGTAAAAAATGTATTTTGGGCAAATCCAAGAGTTGCATTTTTATCAAATGATTGGGACATTGTTTTAAACAATTATGAGACAAGAGAAATTATTTATATAAAAATCCCCGCTAATACCTTTGTGTACAGACACGAAGGGTGCGAAGAGGGCTTTAATACAAGGTTTAAAGATAATACGCTCTGTCTTGATTTTAATTTATCAAAGGACAAGTTTGTTGATGATCATAGCCAATATGATTTATCATCGTACATAATAAAAAGATTCAAATATTAACTTTAATTTCAAAATCCCCGCAACATACAATTGTGTATGCTGCGGGGATTTTTTTGATGGATACTTTTTATGGTTAATTATCAATAATGCGACAAATATCTTCACTATACACAATGCCAAGAGACGAACCGCAATCCCATCGTACGTGAATAGTTCCGATATCGTCCACGGAAACGACCATCCCTCTCGCACCCGGAAATAACCTGGTATTGTAGGGGTCATTCATATGCACAAGCTCAACCCTTGCCCCGGCAGGATACTCCTTTCTTAAGCGTTCTAATGTTGCTTTGCTGATATTAAACATAACCTTCCTCCTTGATTTTCGGTGTACCATATATCACTCTAAAGAGAAGAAAAGTCAAGTTAATTCTGTATCATTTTTCTCGTTATTCTTTCGCACAATCTTGCGACAGATTCTTGCAAAAAATGATATAATGTGATATAATGTATCCGATTTAAAACTCGAACCGGGAGGTTTCATTATGGCAGTATCATATAACAGACTTTGGAAATTGCTTGTAGACAAGAAGATGAGTAAAGCAGATTTACGGAAAACTGCTGGTCTTGCCCCCAACACAATGACAAAGTTGAGAAGAGATGAACCTGTTGCTATGACGGTGCTTGATAAAATTTGCGAAACATTGAATACAGACTATGGCGACATTATGCAATATATGCCTGATGGGGAAAAAATAACGAAATAGTATTGTAGAGTACCATTTATTGGACATTAGGTGTTGTATAATAATTATACAATGCACTCTGAGAAAAATGTAAGAATAGAGAGCGTGTAAAAATATGGCTACAAATAATAAAAAATTGCGTGTGTTTGAGGCGTTTGCCGGAATTGGTGCCCAGGCATCCGCATTAAAAAGAATGAACATTAATTATGAAATTGTAGGTATCAGTGATTGGTTTATTGATGCGATAGAATGCTATGCCGCTATTCATTGTCACAACAAAAAAGTTACAGTGCCCCAGGATATTGCTGAAGTAGATGCTTATTTATCACAATTTACTTTTAGTGCTGATTCTGTCAAACCTTATGATATTAAACGATTAACGGAAGATCAAAGACGTGATTTATATAGAGCGAATAAGAAAGCGAACAATTATGGTTCTATAACCGAACTCAAAGGTGCTGATATGCCCGACACAGATTTGTTGGTTTATAGTTTTCCTTGTCAAGATTTATCCACCGGCGGTCTGGGTAAAGGCATGAGTAAAGGTTCAGGCACTCGTTCTGGTTTGTTGTGGGAAATTGAAAGAATTCTAAAAGAACTTAACGAACTAAACAGGCTTCCGGAGTTTCTTCTTTTGGAAAATGTTAAAACAATTAAAGCTGCTACGAATATAGGCGATTTAAATCAATGGCTGTCTTTTTTGGAGTCAATAGGATATCAGAACGATGAATGTATGATTCTCAATTCTTTAGATTTCGGTGTTCCGCAAGACAGAGAAAGAGCATTCATCATTAGCCATCGTGGCAAAAAGCTTAATCTCGGTGAGGCTATCAGCAAGAAAAAGCAGCCTCGGTCATTTAATATACACGATTTCATCCTTACTGACTATGACAGCGACCCGGTTTTAAGAATGGAGGCAGATGTAGCGCAGCTGAACAAAACGCCATCTCGCGATGTAATGTGGGATATTAACGGAATAGATCCGATTACAAGTGATACTACCGTCCGCACCATTACTTGTAATATGGATAGAACGCATACGGCCGCATTGTTTAAGTATGAGGGCATAAAAGGAGATACGTATCGTAGGCTCACCTTAAGAGAAGCGTTTTTGCTGATGGGTTTTAATAAAGAGGAATATTTATCTGCAGCAAGCCTTGGATTTAGTTACAGAAAGTTAAACAAGCTTATCGGAAATTCCATTGTGGTTAATGTCCTTGTGGCGATTTTCGAGGCGATGTTTGAAGAAAAATATAAGAGGGATGATACATAATGAGTGTTATTAGGCTTCCTATTGATGTAAAGTCTCTGTTTTTCAATATTAAGAACGACAACAAAACCGGGCATACGGCTACTGTTGCAACTCCACTCAAGCAAGGAGCATCGGTGCGAGAGGAATTATCTCGCATAACGGAAATCCCGGAAAACATCAACTCTTTTAGTAGAGAAGAACTGATTTCTAAAATACTTGCTAAATCGAGAGCGCAAGCAAAAATAGTAGGACTATTTGTGTTTGATAAATTTTCGGTCAATGGTGTGCCTTTGGATGAGGATAATTCTTTTTGTATGTATATAAGAGAAGAAACCGATCCGGGCAATGTGCATTTTGGCAGACAAAAAATACACTACCCGTCTTCTTTAGTTTTCGAAGATAATTACGTTACCATCAACAACAAAAGCATTATGAAATCTGTTTCAGCCTTTTTACGCGGATACGCTTTTTTGATTGAAGCATTTGAATATGACACAGAAACCGGGATGCTCAACTTTGATGCAACTGTTGTTGGCGAAAATGATATTCCGTATTCAAAAGTTTTTATAAATAGGCGTGGTGTAGGAAATAAGTTTACTTCACACTTTACAGAGATCTCTGATATATACGATATGGAAATCATAGCCCTGCGTGAAAAACATGGTTACGATGTTGTTACCCCAGAAAATTTTAATGAAATAATCTCTGCAAACACAGCAATCGCCCATTCTTTGGCGATCGATTATTTAACAAGTACGGGTGCTGAAAATATAAGAGTGTTAAAAGAAGAATATCCGTATGCGCTTTACGATATTCAATATACAGAAAATGGTGTAAGAAAATACGCAATTGTAAAACAAACAGCAACTAAATCAAAATACTTTAGCCTTCCTTTGTCAAAAATCCAGTTTTGTAATGATTTTTCCAATCAGGCTCTTTTGCTGCTTGTAACAGACGTAAATGGCACTCCACAGATTTATAGATATATGATTGATGACCTTAATCGATTAAATAAATCTATTAACTCTATTACATACGAAGATAGGAATTGATAAAATGAGCGAATTAGTTGAAAGACAATTTCCAGCAAAGGCTTTATTAACCGGATTACGAGCTATAGGATATAATTTTTCTACCGCTGTGGCTGATATCATCGATAACAGTATCTCGGCAGAAGCTACTGAAATAAGAATTTTTTCTGACCCGTTAAATCAAGAGCCCTATTTTTGTATTCTTGATAACGGGCATGGTATGTCTATGTCAGAACTCGACAATGCTATGCTCCCTGGCTCGGATCGTGAAAATAAAGAGGACAGCAAATTAGAGCTTGGCCGCTTTGGGTTAGGCTTGAAATCTGCATCACTCTCCCAGTGCAGGGAGTTTACCGTAGCAAGCAAGAAGTTCGGTAAAATAAGGGCTATGTCTTTCGATTTGGATGTAATTGAAGCGTCTAACAAATTGCTCTTGAAACAACTCACTAATGAAGAAATTGAACTGCTCCCTGAAATAGATAGACTTAAATCCTATGAAACAGGAACACTTGTTATTTGGACAAAGTTTGATAAGATTGAGGGCCTCGCCAAAAACTTTGAGGATAGTTTTAGAGCGGTAGTTGCTGATTCGAAAAAACACGTTGAATTAGTGTTCCACCGTTTCTATAACAAAATAAGCATCTATTATAACGAAAAGAGAATTGAAAGAAGAGACCCGTTTTTGCTTGGTTCTGTAGGCAGACAGCAGACCGGAAGAACTTCCAATATAAACATTGATGGCTCGGAAATCACTGTTATACCATATACATTACCATTTGCAAACACCTTGACAAGCGAAGAAAAAGCTCTCCTTGGAAATCCTAAGAGTATTTTTGACGAACAGGGTTTTTATCTGTATCGTAACGAACGTTTGATTTCTTGGGGAAGCTGGATGCGAATGGGTATTCGTAGCGAGTTGAATAAGCTTGCGCGTATCCAGGTGGATATTCCGTCCTCACTGGATTCCGTTTGGATGTTGGATGTTAAGAAATCCTCGGCTAAGATTCCCGATAAAATTAAAGATAGAATCAGAATGGCTGTGGAAGATTCTATAGTACGCAGTAAGCGTACTACAAAATTCCCAGGTGTAAAAGAACAATCACAAGAATATAAAATTTGGGATCGCATCAATGAGCATGAAGGTAAAATACGTTATCAAATAAATCGTGAGTCTCCCGCTATAGCAACACTTACTGCGGCTCTCGGAGAAAATGAGAAAAAACTGTTGGAAATTGTACTGTCTCAAATTGAATGTTATTTACCCAAATATTCGATTGCAAATGACAATATGGATTCTTTAACAATCGTCAATTCCGGTGCTGATGCAGAAGAAGAACACCTTATTGACGAAATTGTTGAAATCATATCGTTATGCGATGATGACAAGAAAGCAAAAACCTTTGATAGAATTTTTATGGTTGAGGGTTATCAAGTGCTGCTGAAACGGAAAGATGAGATAAGAAGGAGGATATTCGGAGATGACTGATGTCCTAATAAGATATTATGATGTAATCAAAAGAACATCCGGTGCCATTTACCAGATGTTTGACGGAGAAAAATTAACACATTCTGAGTTGATGGAAGAAGCAGATCGCATTCTTCCTAAAACTCTTCGTAATCCCGAGGCTCGTTCTATGCCGGAATACTCTGCAATTTTACAGTGCGTTGTTGATCTTTATGAGGCTGAAGTCGGTATTCAAACCTATGCTCCGACTACTCTGGCAAAAGATAAGGCATCGAAATATTGGCTTTATAAAACCAAGCCGACGATTCCTCATCCTTTCTTTGAGCGTTATAAGCTTTATTTGAGCAAGGATGGCTTTGCCCAAAAATCCATTGAAAATATCGAAGCAACCTGTGAGGAAATTTTGGCGCATTGCGCAAATCCGAGAACCCCTTCTGCCGTTGACAAAAAGCGTGGTCTTGTTGTGGGTGATGTACAATCCGGTAAAACTGCAAACTATCTCGGACTCGTAAATATGGCATACGATTACGGATACAGAATCGTTATTCTCTTAGCCGGAACTACTAATTCGCTGCGTACGCAGACTCAAAAAAGAACCGATAAGGGTGTTATCGGCGCAAAAAGTGATTCTATTGGAAATAGCGTGGAACATATTGGTGTCGGCTTCGGTACACATGAACATTACGTTGTTCCGTTCACCAACCAAACAAACGATTTTGCAAGATTTATTCAGAAAAACTTAAACACCGCTATTGGTGATCTTAACAAGCCTGTAGTTCTGGTTGTGAAAAAGGTAAAAAGCATATTGGAGAGCGTTAGTGAGCGTCTGCAATCTGAACTTAGCGAAAAGGGCTTGGACTCCAAGAGCATTTTAATTATCGATGACGAGGCAGATAACGCTTCGGTAAACACTGCAAAACCCGGAAACGATCCAACAACTATCAACAGGGCTATCCGTGCCATTTTCAACAAATTCCCTATAGCCAGTTATGTTGGATATACCGCCACGCCCTTTGCAAATGTTTTTATCGACCCCTCAGATGAAGATCCGGAAAACCTCGACCTTTTTCCGTCCGATTTTATTACGCAATTGCATGCTCCTGATAATTACTTTGGTGGCAGAAAAGTATTCCCTAAAGATTCGGATTCTCTTCCCAGGTGCTTACGCCTGATTAGTGAAGAGGAGCCCTTATTCTTGCCCGTTATTCACGATAAATATACGCAGTACTTCGGTCTGTCAGAATCTTTGAAAGAAGCGATACATAGCTTCTTGATTAATAACGTTGTTCGCACTCTTCGTAATCAACCGACTAAGCATCGTTCCATGATGATTAACATTACTCGTTTTAACGATGTTCAGACCGAGATTTGGTATCGGGTACAGGAGTATATTAAAACTCTTACCGACGCTATTGAAGAACTTAGCAATAAGAGTGTAGATGCTTTTATTGCTGATAAAAATATGCGAAAAATATATGA